CAGTGACTTCGCTTTTTTTAATCATTGCACTACTCCTTTCTTCTAATTTTTAGTGTTATATCCATATTCAGGATTTGTTGCTTTAAAATCAGCTATGTATTTACTTTCTAGGTCTAGTAAATCCTTTTCTAAACCTTCTTCCAATACATCTATAACCTCATACGTCCAGTCTGTTATCTCGCTAGCTTTCATTGCTTCATGGAAATAACTACCTGACTGCGCTTTAAAATGTTGGAACCAACGAAAAATAGGATGATTAACAGTTTTTCCAATATAAACCTTGCCCGTCTGTTTATGAGTGATTTTATAGATGAAACCAACTACACTGCTACTTCTATATGTTCTGACATCTTCAGCAATCCTGTTTGCATAGAATTGTTCTTCATGTTCTAAACAACAAAAATAATAACCGCTATAATTATTGTTCTTTATGTCAATTCTATTGACAGGATTTTCTCCACAAAATTTACACGGAATTTTTTCGGTCCAAAAACTTTCCCAGTTTTCACTCAATTCATAAACATTGACAAAAAAGAATTCCCCTTTCGAAGTTCTTTGAGGTATCTTTTCTGAAAAATATTCTGGATAATCTTCTTTGATTTTTGTCAAAACATCCTTCTTAGTTTCTAAATCAAAGTAGAGCCTTCTTTCTACTTGCTGAGAGTAGTAACTATCTTTGTTTTCTTTTCTGTGATTGATTCTCACAAACCAATTTGCCATCTACCCCTCCACACTTGAAAATTTTGTGTATTCTTTGTGAAAATACAACTTCACTGTTCCTAGGCTACCATGCCGATTCTTTTCCAGGATCAGCTCGGTCACGTTATTCGCTTCTTGACTGTCTGCATGTTCCTTTTGGTAGTAGGCATCACGATACAAGAAAGCTACAATGTCTGCATCTTGTTCAATCGAACCTGACTCTCGCAAATCTGCTAACATCGGGCGCTTGTCCTGTCTCTGCTCAACCGACCGACTTAACTGCGATAAGGCTATGACAGGAACCCTCAAATCCTTTGCTAGTATCTTCAATTCCCTTGAAATTTCAGAAACAATCTGCTGACGATTCTCCCTCTTTGAACCAGTAATCAACTGCAAGTAGTCAATAATGATAATGCCCAGACCGCCCATTTCTTGAGACAATTTTCTAGCTTTTGATCGTATCTCTGAAATCCGAATCCCAGCCGTGTCATCCACGAAAATAGGCACATCATAGAGATTGCTTTGCGCATGTACAAGTCTTTTCCACTCATCGGTACTAAGATTCCCAGTCTTCAAATGATAACCTGGAATCATACCCTCAGATGCCACCATACGCTCAATCAATTCCTCTGCTCCCATTTCAAGCGAGAAGATGACGGCAGGCTTTCTTTCTATCGTAGCCACATACTTTGCAATGTTCAATGCTAGTGCCGTCTTACCCATAGCTGGACGAGCAGCAAGGATGATAAGATTCCCTTTATGAAGGCCTGTTGTAATCTTATCCAATCCGACAAAGCCAGTAGATAGGCCAGTTACGAATCCATCTGTCTGTGAGCGAGTCTCGACTATCTGCATATGTGTATCAAGGATATCGGCCACATTACGAAATCCTGTCCCTGTATTTTGATTACTGATATCCAGCATAGACTTTTCAGTTTTAGCAATGATATCACTGATTGATACATCGCCTTGATATGCGCTAGAAAGAGACTCTGACAAGTCAGCGATTACCTTTCGAAGCATAGCCTTTTCTTTAACCAGTTTGGCATAATGCTCCACATTTTTTGAAGTTGGTGTTGAATTTACCAACTCTACAACATATGTCATGCCCCCAATATTTGAGATATCACCCTGATTGGTAAGAGCTGACACCATAGTGGTAGCATCTATTGGCTCGCCTTTTTCAAGTAATGACAACATGGTCTTAAATACAATCTTGTTAGCTGGTTTATAAAAATCATCAGGGACCAATTCGTCTGCTAGAGATACCATTGTTTCTGGTGAGATAAAGACTGCACCCAGAACCGACTGCTCTGCAACTAGATCATGAGGTAGTATTTTGAAATCATCCATCACTTCTCCTTGCTAATCCACAAATGTTTCTTTTCGTGTCACGGGATCAATGTCCACACGTCGGCCAGTTTTAAAGTCGATAAATCCTTTTTCAGCTTGTGGCGCTTGAAATTGGATCTTCTTCTTCGGTCTCATGGCCATTTTAAGCTTGATATTCATCATCAGCGATTCAATCAAGACCACTGATACTACTGTGCCTACTGCGATAATTTGTAAATTGTTCATGTTTTTATCCTCTTTTTGTGCTATAATATAGTCAAATAATTTTGCTAAGACCTTGTCCAGAAGCCTTTTAGTAAAGTTATTATAGTTGATTAGAGAGCCATTCTTTGATGGCTCTTTTTGACCATTTCTTACCAGGGAGTTCCTTTGGAAATCCCTTCATGTAACGATAATTATTTGAAAATGTGTCATAGTTGATTCCTAGAAATTCGCAGGTAGTACCTACATCCATCAATTCAGGATAGTGGTCACTATCTTTTTCTATTTCAACCAACCTTGTGATCGTGTCCTTGATAATGGACTTAATCCATTCAGATAGTGAAAGTAGAACATTGTCCATCTTCTTTCCCTCCTACCCTTCGTCAAATGAGTTCAATTTCATGATTTTCATCTTGGTATTAGTGCTTGGCTCCCACGTCATCCAGTAAGCAAGAGCAGCTTCTGCAAACTTCTTCGGTAACAAGTCATAGCGATTGATATTAAAGTGGTCTTTGAAATCAATCTCAGCTTGTCTAAAGACTGACTGAGCGAAAGTCTTATCCGCATAAGCTGGACTATCAATACCACAAAGACAGGCGACTACTCGAGCCTTTCTCTTCTTCAGTAGCGATTTAGCATAGCTTGGGTGAATCGGTTGCTCACTCTTTAGGTAGTCAATATCTTCCAGCATGGTCGCTTGTTGCTCACGCAATTTCTTTTGCCCAGTAAATAAAGCAATAAAGGCATCCTCGTCCAAATCTTCACGGATGAAACCGCCTTGTCTTCGAATAGCTGGTAAGACCTCTGAAGTCACCCAACGTTTAAATTCTTTCGCTTGAGGTAATTTACTGGATAAGATAAGAGAGTAGAGCCCAGATTCATTAATGATGATAGGATTTTGATTTCTACCCATGGCGTCACGAATCGTTACCCCATCTGTCTTATCGTCATCATCTACATGGTCAAAAATTGCTTTTCTTGAATTCGCATATCCCAAGATATCCGCTACATCCTTCCCAACGAACCACGGTTCGTCATCAATTGTCAAAGTACGGACTTCCTGCCCGTGAAAATTAAAAATTTCGTTCATAAAATTCCTTTCTAAATTTGGTATAATTAAAATAAAAACACGAGGTGTATTATGGCTGATTTGTTACCTACAATCTTAACTGCGTTTGCAACAACTATGGCTACAAAGGGAGCTGAGGCTCCTGCTAACACTTTTAATGAAGCATGGAAATATGTTTTTGGTTCTCTTGATAGTTTCCTATTACGAAAAAATGAAAAACGTAAATATGATAATGAGAAGTACATTGAATCACTAACTGAGAAAGTCGAACAAATACCTGTAGAAAATATACAAGAACCTAAAATGAGTATATTAGGACCTGCATTGGAAGCATCAAAATTTTATATCGAGGAAGAAGATATACGAGAAATTTTTGCATCACTATTAGCGGCATCATTTGATTCTTCAAAAAGTTCGTTATTGCATCATTCTTTTGTTGAAATCATTAAACAGCTCAGTCCTTTAGATGCTAGGAATTTGAAGTTTATTGCTCAAAGAAAACGATGTCCTGTCGCTAAGTATTTGCTGGAATTCGAAACAGGGGGTCAGAGCCTTTTAAAACCACTAATTTTTATTCCTCATGATGGTGAAATAGAATCGTCACTTGATAATTCAATGTTTGATTTTGATAGAAATGCTTCCTCTATTACAAACCTTGAAAGATTAGGTTTGATTAAAGTTGATTTCACAACTTGGCTTTCGAAAGAAGAAAAATACACATTACTTGAAAGCAACCCTTTAGTCACAGCTTATAAAACATCGTATATCAATGCTAAAAACAACGAAAAATTACATGTAGCAAAAGGGATTATAGATATTACACCTTTAGGTGAAGATTTCTATAATGTCTGTTTATAAAAACAATCTTTTGACTAAATTTTCAAAATGTGTTTTTAACCATTCATCTTGCTTGTCGAAAAAATCGGCAAGCCATTTTTTTATCATCTTTATTTGAATAGTCATCATCAGTATTGAAATTATTGATGATACTATGGCACTGAGTATGATTTCTCTCATTTTCCCCTCCTCCTACTCAAATTTTTCCCATGACTCGTTGATTCGCAACTTCTTGTTAATACGAAGCTTCAAATCATCACTTCCTTTACCATCTTTAAAAAGCTGTGTGATGGCTGATGGACTAACACCTACAACAATAGCCAAATCCGTCTGTGACCACCCACGTTTTTCAATTCGCTCCTTTACGAGCTCGTTCCACTTACGATGTTGTTGGCTCATGTGACCTCCTCCTTTTTAATTAGTTAAGTTAAAGAGTTAGTAAATTATTTTATAAAATGCTTGACAGTTTTTAGCGTATCTGCTAAAATGAAAGCATAATTAAAAACCTTGATAAAACATTATATCTATCAACTTACTTGCTCGCCAAAGCTATTTATTTTTAGATAAGTTTTAACTTTGTTTTTTACTAACTCATTAACTTACAAAAACTATTTTAGCGTAAACGCAAAATAATGTCAACTGTTTCTTGCGTATTTTGTAAAATATTTTTTGTCATGTCTTAGAAAGGCTGATAAATCAATGTTTTCTACTTTTGAAATCGTAAAAGATTTATGTGAAAGACAAGGGATTTCGCTAAATACTTTAGAAGATAAGCTAAAGCTAGGAAAGAATTCTTTGTATGGGTTGAAAAGAAATCAACCGTCTGCTGAACGGCTGCAACAAATCGCCGACTACTTCAACGTGTCCACTGACTATTTGCTTGGTCGCACGAATAATCCTGCCATCGCTAGTGATTCAAAAGAGTATAGCTGGCAAGGGAAGGCGCTAAATGTTGAAGAAATGGCATCTAATGTCATGATGTTCGGCGGTCGAGAATTAACAGACGAAAAGAAGAAAATCATCCAGTCTATCATTGAAGGTTATCTAAAAGAAGCTGGTGATTAGAGGTATTGCTTAGTGACTGAAAAAGAAATTATAAGTCATTTTCAGATTCGTATTATCGATTTTGATGGAGATTTGATGCCAGACGAACTTGGATTCTACGAAAAAGAAACCAATACAGCTTTCTTGTCGAGTAAACTTAGTAAAAAAGAGAGGGTTAAGGTCCTACTTCATGAACTTGGACACAAGGACCATACACGCTCAGAGTACCAGAATGCTCGCCTGCGCTGTGAAAACGAAGCTGATAGGAATATGATCCATCATCTCGTAAAAGACGCACTAGAAAGCTTAGACGACCCCAAAGAGTTTGATTACCTCAAATTCATGTCCTACTACAATCTTAAAACCGTGACAAATGAAATCATGGTAAAAGAGGAATATCAGACTTTAATTGGTTAAATATGTTTATAAACTGCTGAAGCAGAAAAAGAAAGGAACTACTTATGGCATTGTTTGGTAAAAAGCAAGATGAAAGTTTAGAGGTTGAACTCTTCACAGAGGAATCGAATGAGCGAGTTTTTGAGTTTAAGAAATCAAAAACTGTTGTAAGAATCGATGATTATTTTATCAGGATTGCAAGAAAGTCAAATGTATCTAATGTTCTTCTTCATGGTCTTGATGGCGAAAAGTCAATTCTCCTCTCTGAGATTACAGCATACCAATTGAAAGAACCTGGCTCAACTGTTGGCTATCTTCAACTTGTTTACCCTGGTTCTTCTGATACAAAAGGTGGTGTGTTTGATGCCGTAAAAGATGAAAACACAGTAACCTTTATCAAAGATGAAAAAGCATCTATTTTGGAATTAAAGAAAGCTATAGAGAAAGCTTTAAAAGATAAAGTCAAGAAATAACAAAAAAGCCCCACAATCGCCCTCGCCAAAGTTTGATTGTGAAGCTAACCCTTATAAAAAATCAGCCATTAAAAAGGCCTCTTTTCTATACCCTATTTTACACCATGAAAGGGGTGATGTCAATATTCTCAATGTTTAGACCTTGTCCAGAAGCCGATAAACAAGGAGAATACAATGAAATATAATAAAACAAAATACCCAAATATCTATTACTATGAGACTGCCAAAGGCAAGCGATATTATATCAGGCGCTCTTTCTATTTTCATGGTAAAAAGAAAGAGATTACTAAAAGTGGTCTCACAACCCTTCCACAAGCTCGTGCATCCTTGGCAGAGATTGAACAACAAATCAAAGACCAAGAATTAGGTATCAATACGAATTTAACACTTGATCAGTATTGGGATATCTATTCTGAAAAGAGATTGTCAACAGGGCGCTGGAATGACACTTCCTACTACCTCAATGATAATCTCTATAAGAATCATATCAAACCAAAGTTTGGTTCTGTCTTGCTTAAAAACCTAGATAGAAATGAGTATGAACTCTTTATCGCTGAAAAGTTGCAGAACCATACTAGATACACTGTCCAAACCCTCAATTCCAGCTTCATGGCATTGCTGAATGATGCCGTCAAAAATGGAAATCTGCTCTCAAATCGCTTGAAAGGTGTCTTTATTGGCCAGAGTGATATCCCTGCTGCTAACAAGAAAGTGACTCTCAAAGAGTTTAAGACTTGGATAGCAAAGGCAGAAGAGATTATGCCAAAACAATTCTACGCTCTGACCTATCTGACAATTTTTGGATTGAGAAGAGGAGAAGTCTTTGGATTGCGTCCAATGGACATCACTCAGAACGACAGCGGACGGGCTATACTGCATCTTAGGGACAGCCGAAGCAACCAGACCTTGAAAGGAAAAGGAGGGCTTAAAACGAAGGATTCAGAGCGATATGTCTGCCTTGATAATATCGGAACAGACCTTATCTATTATCTGATAGCTGAAGCTTCTAAGATTAAGCGAAAGTTAGGGATTATTAAGGAACAACAAAAAGATTATATCACCCTGAACGAAAAAGGTGGTCTCATCAATCCAAACCAGTTAAATAGAAACTTCAATCTAGTGAATGAAGCGACAGGATTGCATGTAACACCTCACATGATGCGCCACTTCTTCACAACTCAAAGCATTATTGCAGGGGTTCCGCTTGAACAATTAAGCCAGGCGCTGGGCCATACAAAAGTATATATGACCGATCGTTATAATCAAGTAGAGGACGAACTCGCTGAAGCGACAACAGACCTATTTCT